CCAACTAAAATTAGATCCAGCAGGTCCGCCGACTGTAAATGTACTGAATGTCTGAGCCAGAAGAACTGTAGACTGAGTTCCTCCTAAGGATACTGCGTATGAGTTATCATTATAGCCTGGCATGCTCACAGCAACAGTACCACCACCACCTATTACACCTTGTCCGAAGTACATAAGAGGCTGTGCGATATATGGAACGCCACCAACTGTCGCAGTTGTAAGAGAAGATACAGTAAGTGTGCCAGCAGACTTATATACAAGCTCACCGTTTAGATTTAATGCTCCAGCTGTATTTGTAATGTTTGTAACTGCAACGTCGTTGATTTGTAATAATGCTAGACTATCTACGGATACACTGCCGATACCTATAGCAGCATCATGTACACCAAGGATAGTAGAAGCGTTACTTCCATTTGTAGAGGCACTAGTTCTATACAGAGTCATGCCAGTTGAAGGTAATCCACCCGTAGCATCTCCAAATGTGATACTGCTCACCTGAATATCTGCAATAGTGCTAATAGTACTCGGAGGAGGAGGAGGTGGTGGGACTACTCCTCCAGCAGGTAAGAAAAAGCTGATCGCTGTGCCAGACGCAATATCCTGTGGGCCTATACTTGTTTGCCAGGGTAATGCACTCATATACTACAAAGCAATATTAAATATCTATCTTACATCTATACAAAGTTCCATTCAGATTATCAATAAATAGGAAATGATGGTCTCTAGTCATACGCTCATACCATTCTATCTTGTGATCGTAGTTCCAGCCTTGTGGTAAGACACCTCGTAAGAATGCTTTGATTACAGCTTCTGTCTGTTGACTTGTATTCTGGTGAAAGAGTAAGACGAAGTTGAAGTTACTGCGTGATGTAGGATTTAGGAGTGTAGGAGATTGCATACATACTACGGCTGAGACATTTGAGTTCCTGTAGATAGTTAACATTTTAAGAAGTTGCTTGTCATTCTTTACAAGGGGACAATCATCTAACACATACAGGAAATCGTAGAAGTTCTTTAGCTCCCTATTGATCAGGTAAGAATCTTTGACGAGTTCAGGAATGTAGGCAGAGCTGAGAGGTAGGAGCGGATACTTCATGTGTTGGTAGGCTGGGGCTTTGGAAGACTCTGAGAAAATTGCTCCGAGATGTTTGCCAAAGTATTTGTCTAAGATATGTTTGAGACATGTAGTCTTACCACATCTGGTTGATCCAATCATGAGTATGCTACATCCACCAGTAGACTTCTCTGGCATTTTTATTTCAAAGGGCATATCAGGTATCTTGACTTTGTGGTCCTCAGTCATCTACTATATATCATATATATTAGATGGACGAGCATTTTAAACACTTTTTAGATAGTGGCAAGAAACTCTTAACAGATACAAAAGCTCCTCGGCGTATGGCTGTTGCTCCAGTAAAAGGCAAGAAGGATACAGGCCCAGCTCAGCCTAAGATGTCAGATGTATCCGACAATCCACATGCTCTTTTTGTTCGGAGATGTGTACACGAGAAGCCTAAGAAGTCTGACATTATTGAGCAGATCAAACGGTTTATCACAGTGGCAGAGGCTGATCTGTAGCACCTGGTTAGCTCAGCATCCCGCCGGCGTGGCTTTGGAACTGGCCAGGGTAGGGAATTTGAGAGTAGTGTGCACTGTGAGTCTTAGACGCATGCCCGAGGATGTGGCGTTCAGTCTGTCCTACTTTCTTAGCTGCCTCTTTCTCGGACATGTGAGCGGGGACTTTGCCGTGTACGGTGTGTTGTACAAGGCCACCGAGAGTGCGGTGCATTCCAGTTTCCTTTGTCATTCCTAAAACTCCGAAAGTTGTAGATCTTGGTGCACCTTTGCCTGCCATCATTTTTGGCTCTAGTACTTGCATGTAGGGTTGCAGGTGTTCTTTCATTCTATACTTGTACATTACATTTTAAAATGTAAAGCTTTAATATAAGATGAGCCACGCACACTCTACCCAGGAAATGGTAAGGGCCGGCGAGCCTATGGATTTATACTACTACGACGGCGAGACCTCCAAGAAGCAGGCATTCCCTACTACACAGAATACAAAGTATGTGCAGAGCTTTAACAATCTAACTGGTGGATCTTCTGTGTTCACAATCCCTCCTACTAACGGAATCCAGGATGTGGTATGTGAGTTTGCTATGCCACCCGTTACAGGCACTGGCCTAACTGGTGTATCTCTACCTCGCGGCTGGGGCTACGCACTGATCAAGCAGGTAACTTTCAGGTATGGAGGCAGCTCTCAGTACTATCTAACCGGCGACCAGATTCTACAGAACGCTCTAAGACGCCAGCCTTCTAGGTCTACCGCTGACGATCTCTTCGCACTTGGTGGCTCATATGCTACTGGCACTGGTGTAGGGTCTTCCGGCCTTGATGTAACACAGTACGCTGCAGTGGTACTAACTCTACCTCACAACATTCCTTCTGGCTTCGGCAAGGCTAACCCTCTACCAACTGATCTACTAACCCAGCAGGTACAGATCACTGTAGAGCTAAATAACATCAACAGCGTGTTCTCCGTGGCTGCTGGCCTCACCACCGCTGTGATCCCTACCAGCCTCTCTTTTGCTCAGTTCCAGGTACAGCAGGTGATGTTTAACAACCAGGGAGATGCTCTTGCCCGTCGTGTGGATATGGCTGTCAACGCCTACGCCTTCCCTTGTGAGTTTGTACAGCAGGTACAGCGTATCAATCTCCAGAACTCTGCGGCGTCTCAGAGTGTGGTGCTAACTGGCTTCAGGTCCGGCGAGTGCAAGGCCGTTCACCTCTGGCTAACAAGGTCTAGTGACAGCAACGATAGTGCGGGTGGTATCAACAACCCTTTCAACTGGTATCTACCTCTGAGCGTGATCATGACATATGCTGGTGACATCTACGCGAGGTATGAGTTTGCAAGCAGCCCTCTATGGAATCTAATTAACGGCGACAAGGCCCCTGCTTGGGATAATGTACTAACAACGGATGCTGGCGGCCAAGTATTAGCACAGAGCAGTGTACTCAACCAGTGGGTAGAGTTACCTTTCGCACAGACTCACTTAGACGAGGACTCTCACAACATTCTAAGCCACGGCAAGCCTATTACCAACGGTATCGTAAACTTACAGCTACAGACACCTTCCGCTCAGGCTGACTGGGTGCTAAATGTGAGCTATTTATATAATGCTACCCTACTCTTCAGCCAGGGCACCGCTGATTATGTATTTTAATGACCGCCCTTATTGTATCATAAAAATTGACGGCTTAAAAACTTCCTGATACTTTACCATATAATGGCAGACTATCAGAATGGAAAAGTGTATCTTATCTTTATAGATGGCATGCGAGAGCAGGGGTATGTGGGCTCTACAATTATTCCTTTATCCGATAGACTAAGGGCACATAGAACATCGGCAAATAGCAACTCTCAATACAAGTTTGCTTCTTGCGTATTCTTTCAAGAAGGGAATGATGTTAAGATTGAATTACTAGAAGCATACCCTTGTAACTCTAAACAAGAACTATTGATCAGAGAAAGATATTGGTTTGAGCAGTACCCTGATAGAATAAACAAGAATCCTCCAATCCTCGGTGATGAGGAAAGGAGGGAGAGAGAAAACGCATGTCAGCTTCGTTGTTATTATAATAATAAAGATCACCGTCAAGCTAATAGCAAGGCTTGGAAAGAGGCCAACAAAGAGCAGCAGCGTTTATATAACAAGCAGAAGAAAGCAGAGAAAGTAATTTGTGAAACATGTAATAAAGAGATTACACGAGGTGCTTTGCCAAATCATAGAAAAACACATCTTGTAGTAGAATGACAAAGTTGATCAGCATTACAAAGAGTCATCTACCTGAGAAGAAATGGGACGCACACTTCTTACATAACGGTCGTGAAAAAACTACACCCTTTGGTGCGAGCGGTATGGATGACTTTACTAAGACACATGATAAAGATCAGCGTGATCGTTATCGTGGGCGACACCGTAAGGATTTGCAGACTCATAATCCTATGAGTGCTGGCTATTTAAGTTGGCACATTCTTTGGGGCCAGCACCCATCTTTACGGGCGAATATAGAAGACTATAAGAGGAAGTTTAATCTTTAGTCTTCAGATACTTGTAGAGTCATCTCCCAGTCTAAGAATACTACATCAGCATCTTGACTTAAGACTTTTCCATTAGGTCCTACAAGTTGAAATCCTAACTGGCCAACAGGCATATTACTCTCCCAGCGAATCTGTTTAGGATAATTGAATAGACGGCGTTCTACAAACTGGCTATAGCCTTGAAGAATAGGAAAGTTATAAGAATCTACTAAAGGTGTCTGACTCCAGGCAAAATACCAACGACACAGAACATTATTATCTGTAGGATTGGTGGAAGCATCCTTGAGCTTCTGGTTATATGTAAGTTGAGAAGATAAGAAATCAATATATTTATAGATTCTTAAATCTGGGTTGAGGACTACAAAGACTGTAGATGATACACCTGGTTCTAACCCTAACATGTTAGAGAGTGGTGTCTCAGTTATAATAAATGCTGCAGTTGAGTTTAAAGTTACAGGAGGTCCTGCAGTAATACTAAAGACTGCTCCAATACCTGGAGTCGCATTCAGAGCTGTTACAATAGCAGTTAGAACTTGAGCCACAGTATAGAATCCTTCAGGAAGAACAATAGCTGCTGTGCCTCCTCCTGGGACGGCAACTATAAATTTATCGCTATCATACTTGGCTTGGATATTGGGTACATTCCAATTTAAGATTACTTCTGTGGTAGCAATACGGTGAAAGAAACCATTTAGAATAGAGTTCTTTTTTTGAATAGTAAAGTTATCTGCATTTCCTGAAGTCCTATCGCCAGAATCTACCATTAAGTTTGCTGTCGCCGGTTGCCTGATCTGCACATGCTGGATTCTGTCGCCGCTCATATCTATTAGGAGATATTATTATTCTAACAGTTCAACAAAAAGTTCTTGTTGTACAGATTAGGAAAGAGACGCATGCTTAGAATCCTAGCACGGAGTTCATTCCTAGGACCTAACTCATCAGGTCCTTGAGTGATCGGAGCTTCTCTTGGCATCTTAGAAAGGTGAGTGAGGTGTTTCTTAGACTCTACCCTAGACATTTCAGCGTCTTCTTTGCGGTGCTTTGCCATTCTACTACTCTATATATTTTATACCTTCTCACCTTTCTTGTGTGCTGCTGCTTCTAATACACGCATCTGTGCCTTTGCGTTTGCAAGAGGGATAGGAAGTTTAGAGTGATGTTTACCTGTTAGAGTAGATACTACGATCCCTTTGCCGTGTGGAAAGTTGTGGCCGCTGCTTCCGAGTTCGATATGGTACGGCATGATATTCTACTGGTCTAAATATAATGTTCGCTAAGAGTATACTAATGTTTAGAGGAGTCTTAGGTAGTTGGCTTGCGGATTCCCGGTGGCTTCTTCTTGACAAAGGCAAGTTCAAGTTAACTATACCTCTTCCTGTCAATACATTTTCAATTCCTGTAGTACAGATACACAATATTAACACAAAGAGTCATGAGTTAGTGATAGAAGGAGTTGTAAAGCAGAATGATGGTAAGCTTGGTGGCTCCTGGTTCGGCGAGGAGAAAGTCTAAGAGTCTTAGAATTTTAAAGTCTATTGCAGAGTATATGGGTGAGGAACGCCACACACTTTACCGAGAAATCTTGAAAGATGTCTCTGGAATGTATGTAGAAGTAGGAACTTGTTTTGGAGGGTTTGCAGACTTTCTGTTAAAGAATACAGCATGTACTAAACTCTTTTGTATTGATCCGTATCGTAAGTTTGGATCTGATGAGTATAAGGATACACTAAACTCCTATACACCGGATGAGAATGATATGAAATACAGAATGGTCTTTGTGAAATTAAAAAGTGCATTTGGTGATCGTGTGGAGATGATACGCACTACATCAGTGGAAGCATCACAACTCTTTGGCCCTAAGAGTCTATCAGTATGTTATATAGATGCGAATCACGAATATGAATATGTAAGAAAGGATATTCTAGCGTGGCTTCCTAAAGTAAAGCCTGGTGGTTGGATCTGTGGAGATGATGTAGAGCCTTTACTACCAGAACATGAGGGAACATCTATACGAACAGATCACGGGAATGGTGTATTTAATTATTGTGGTGTACACTCAGCTCTTGTATCGTTGAAGAAAGAAATGCCGTGGTTTGATTACAAGATAGTAGGAACACAGTGGATCTTTCAAGTGTCTGAAGTATTTGCAGTGTAATAGACTTCAATTTTTATTAGGATTACAACGGGTGCGGCCTTCGGCCGGCGAGCCTGCGAGCCGTTTGTATTTTTTATGAGCTAAACAGGTCATTGGCCTTCATTTTTTGTACTCATTCAATTTGTTTGAGGTATAAGACGAATCATATGATTCGTCTTATACCTCAAACAAATTGAATGAGTACAAAAAATGAAGGCCAATGACCTGTTTAGCTCATAAAAAATACAAACGGCTCGCAGGCTCGCCGGCCGAAGGCCGCACCCGTTGTAATCCTAATAAAAATTGAAGTCTATTACACTGCAAATACTTCAGACACTTGAAAGATCCACTGTGTTCCTACTATCTTGTAATCAAACCACGGCATTTCTTTCTTCAACGATACAAGAGCTGAGTGTACACCACAATAATTAAATACACCATTCCCGTGATCTGTTCGTATAGATGTTCCCTCATGTTCTGGTAGTAAAGGCTCTACATCATCTCCACAGATCCAACCACCAGGCTTTACTTTAGGAAGCCACGCTAGAATATCCTTTCTTACATATTCATATTCGTGATTCGCATCTATATAACATACTGATAGACTCTTAGGGCCAAAGAGTTGTGATGCTTCCACTGATGTAGTGCGTATCATCTCCACACGATCACCAAATGCACTTTTTAATTTCACAAAGACCATTCTGTATTTCATATCATTCTCATCCGGTGTATAGGAGTTTAGTGTATCCTTATACTCATCAGATCCAAACTTACGATACGGATCAATACAAAAGAGTTTAGTACATGCTGTATTCTTTAACAGAAAGTCTGCAAACCCTCCAAAACAAGTTCCTACTTCTACATACATTCCAGAGACATCTTTCAAGATTTCTCGGTAAAGTGTGTGGCGTTCCTCACCCATATACTCTGCAATAGACTTTAAAATTCTAAGACTCTTAGACTTTCTCCTCGCCGAACCAGGAGCCACCAAGCTTACCATCATTCTGCTTTACAACTCCTTCTATCACTAACTCATGACTCTTTGTGTTAATATTGTGTATCTGTACTACAGGAATTGAAAATGTATTGACAGGAAGAGGTATAGTTAACTTGAACTTGCCTTTGTCAAGAAGAAGCCACCGGGAATCCGCAAGCCAACTACCTAAGACTCCTCTAAACATTAGTATACTCTTAGCGAACATTATATTTAGACCAGTAGAATATCATGCCGTACCATATCGAACTCGGAAGCAGCGGCCACAACTTTCCACACGGCAAAGGGATCGTAGTATCTACTCTAACAGGTAAACATCACTCTAAACTTCCTATCCCTCTTGCAAACGCAAAGGCACAGATGCGTGTATTAGAAGCAGCAGCACACAAGAAAGGTGAGAAGGTATAAAATATATAGAGTAGTAGAATGGCAAAGCACCGCAAAGAAGACGCTGAAATGTCTAGGGTAGAGTCTAAGAAACACCTCACTCACCTTTCTAAGATGCCAAGAGAAGCTCCGATCACTCAAGGACCTGATGAGTTAGGTCCTAGGAATGAACTCCGTGCTAGGATTCTAAGCATGCGTCTCTTTCCTAATCTGTACAACAAGAACTTTTTGTTGAACTGTTAGAATAATAATATCTCCTAATAGATATGAGCGGCGACAGAATCCAGCATGTGCAGATCAGGCAACCGGCGACAGCAAACTTAATGGTAGATTCTGGCGATAGGACTTCAGGAAATGCAGATAACTTTACTATTCAAAAAAAGAACTCTATTCTAAATGGTTTCTTTCACCGTATTGCTACCACAGAAGTAATCTTAAATTGGAATGTACCCAATATCCAAGCCAAGTATGATAGCGATAAATTTATAGTTGCCGTCCCAGGAGGAGGCACAGCAGCTATTGTTCTTCCTGAAGGATTCTATACTGTGGCTCAAGTTCTAACTGCTATTGTAACAGCTCTGAATGCGACTCCAGGTATTGGAGCAGTCTTTAGTATTACTGCAGGACCTCCTGTAACTTTAAACTCAACTGCAGCATTTATTATAACTGAGACACCACTCTCTAACATGTTAGGGTTAGAACCAGGTGTATCATCTACAGTCTTTGTAGTCCTCAACCCAGATTTAAGAATCTATAAATATATTGATTTCTTATCTTCTCAACTTACATATAACCAGAAGCTCAAGGATGCTTCCACCAATCCTACAGATAATAATGTTCTGTGTCGTTGGTATTTTGCCTGGAGTCAGACACCTTTAGTAGATTCTTATAACTTTCCTATTCTTCAAGGCTATAGCCAGTTTGTAGAACGCCGTCTATTCAATTATCCTAAACAGATTCGCTGGGAGAGTAATATGCCTGTTGGCCAGTTAGGATTTCAACTTGTAGGACCTAATGGAAAAGTCTTAAGTCAAGATGCTGATGTAGTATTCTTAGACTGGGAGATGACTCTACAAGTATCTGAAGACTAAAGATTAAACTTCCTCTTATAGTCTTCTATATTCGCCCGTAAAGATGGGTGCTGGCCCCAAAGAATGTGCCAACTTAAATAGCCAGCACTCATAGGATTATGAGTCTGCAAATCCTTACGGTGTCGCCCACGATAACGATCACGCTGATCTTTATCATGTGTCTTAGTAAAGTCATCCATACCGCTCGCACCAAAGGGTGTAGTTTTTTCACGACCGTTATGTAAGAAGTGTGCGTCCCATTTCTTCTCAGGTAGATGACTCTTTGTAATGCTGATCAACTTTGTCATTCTACTACAAGATGTGTTTTTCTATGATTTGGCAAAGCACCTCGTGTAATCTCTTTATTACATGTTTCACAAATTACTTTCTCTGCTTTCTTCTGCTTGTTATATAAACGCTGCTGCTCTTTGTTGGCCTCTTTCCAAGCCTTGCTATTAGCTTGACGGTGATCTTTATTATTATAATAACAACGAAGCTGACATGCGTTTTCTCTCTCCCTCCTTTCCTCATCACCGAGGATTGGAGGATTCTTGTTTATTCTATCAGGGTACTGCTCAAACCAATATCTTTCTCTGATCAATAGTTCTTGTTTAGAGTTACAAGGGTATGCTTCTAGTAATTCAATCTTAACATCATTCCCTTCTTGAAAGAATACGCAAGAAGCAAACTTGTATTGAGAGTTGCTATTTGCCGATGTTCTATGTGCCCTTAGTCTATCGGATAAAGGAATAATTGTAGAGCCCACATACCCCTGCTCTCGCATGCCATCTATAAAGATAAGATACACTTTTCCATTCTGATAGTCTGCCATTATATGGTAAAGTATCAGGAAGTTTTTAAGCCGTCAATTTTTATGATACAATAAGGGCGGTCATTAAAATACATAATCAGCGGTGCCCTGGCTGAAGAGTAGGGTAGCATTATATAAATAGCTCACATTTAGCACCCAGTCAGCCTGAGCGGAAGGTGTCTGTAGCTGTAAGTTTACGATACCGTTGGTAATAGGCTTGCCGTGGCTTAGAATGTTGTGAGAGTCCTCGTCTAAGTGAGTCTGTGCGAAAGGTAACTCTACCCACTGGTTGAGTACACTGCTCTGTGCTAATACTTGGCCGCCAGCATCCGTTGTTAGTACATTATCCCAAGCAGGGGCCTTGTCGCCGTTAATTAGATTCCATAGAGGGCTGCTTGCAAACTCATACCTCGCGTAGATGTCACCAGCATATGTCATGATCACGCTCAGAGGTAGATACCAGTTGAAAGGGTTGTTGATACCACCCGCACTATCGTTGCTGTCACTAGACCTTGTTAGCCAGAGGTGAACGGCCTTGCACTCGCCGGACCTGAAGCCAGTTAGCACCACACTCTGAGACGCCGCAGAGTTCTGGAGATTGATACGCTGTACCTGCTGTACAAACTCACAAGGGAAGGCGTAGGCGTTGACAGCCATATCCACACGACGGGCAAGAGCATCTCCCTGGTTGTTAAACATCACCTGCTGTACCTGGAACTGAGCAAAAGAGAGGCTGGTAGGGATCACAGCGGTGGTGAGGCCAGCAGCCACGGAGAACACGCTGTTGATGTTATTTAGCTCTACAGTGATCTGTACCTGCTGGGTTAGTAGATCAGTTGGTAGAGGGTTAGCCTTGCCGAAGCCAGAAGGAATGTTGTGAGGTAGAGTTAGTACCACTGCAGCGTACTGTGTTACATCAAGGCCGGAAGACCCTACACCAGTGCCAGTAGCATATGAGCCACCAAGTGCGAAGAGATCGTCAGCGGTAGACCTAGAAGGCTGGCGTCTTAGAGCGTTCTGTAGAATCTGGTCGCCGGTTAGATAGTACTGAGAGCTGCCTCCATACCTGAAAGTTACCTGCTTGATCAGTGCGTAGCCCCAGCCGCGAGGTAGAGATACACCAGTTAGGCCAGTGCCTGTAACGGGTGGCATAGCAAACTCACATACCACATCCTGGATTCCGTTAGTAGGAGGGATTGTGAACACAGAAGATCCACCAGTTAGATTGTTAAAGCTCTGCACATACTTTGTATTCTGTGTAGTAGGGAATGCCTGCTTCTTGGAGGTCTCGCCGTCGTAGTAGTATAAATCCATAGGCTCGCCGGCCCTTACCATTTCCTGGGTAGAGTGTGCGTGGCTCATCTTATATTAAAGCTTTACATTTTAAAATGTAATGTACAAGTATAGAATGAAAGAACACCTGCAACCCTACATGCAAGTACTAGAGCCAAAAATGATGGCAGGCAAAGGTGCACCAAGATCTACAACTTTCGGAGTTTTAGGAATGACAAAGGAAACTGGAATGCACCGCACTCTCGGTGGCCTTGTACAACACACCGTACACGGCAAAGTCCCCGCTCACATGTCCGAGAAAGAGGCAGCTAAGAAAGTAGGACAGACTGAACGCCACATCCTCGGGCATGCGTCTAAGACTCACAGTGCACACTACTCTCAAATTCCCTACCCTGGCCAGTTCCAAAGCCACGCCGGCGGGATGCTGAGCTAACCAGGTGCTACAGATCAGCCTCTGCCACTGTGATAAACCGTTTGATCTGCTCAATAATGTCAGACTTCTTAGGCTTCTCGTGTACACATCTCCGAACAAAAAGAGCATGTGGATTGTCGGATACATCTGACATCTTAGGCTGAGCTGGGCCTGTATCCTTCTTGCCTTTTACTGGAGCAACAGCCATACGCCGAGGAGCTTTTGTATCTGTTAAGAGTTTCTTGCCACTATCTAAAAAGTGTTTAAAATGCTCGTCCATCTAATATATATGATATATAGTAGATGACTGAGGACCACAAAGTCAAGATACCTGATATGCCCTTTGAAATAAAAATGCCAGAGAAGTCTACTGGTGGATGTAGCATACTCATGATTGGATCAACCAGATGTGGTAAGACTACATGTCTCAAACATATCTTAGACAAATACTTTGGCAAACATCTCGGAGCAATTTTCTCAGAGTCTTCCAAAGCCCCAGCCTACCAACACATGAAGTATCCGCTCCTACCTCTCAGCTCTGCCTACATTCCTGAACTCGTCAAAGATTCTTACCTGATCAATAGGGAGCTAAAGAACTTCTACGATTTCCTGTATGTGTTAGATGATTGTCCCCTTGTAAAGAATGACAAGCAACTTCTTAAAATGTTAACTATCTACAGGAACTCAAATGTCTCAGCCGTAGTATGTATGCAATCTCCTACACTCCTAAATCCTACATCACGCAGTAACTTCAACTTCGTCTTACTCTTTCACCAGAATACAAGTCAACAGACAGAAGCTGTAATCAAAGCATTCTTACGAGGTGTCTTACCACAAGGCTGGAACTACGATCACAAGATAGAATGGTATGAGCGTATGACTAGAGACCATCATTTCCTATTTATTGATAATCTGAATGGAACTTTGTATAGATGTAAGATAGATATTTAATATTGCTTTGTAGTATATGAGTGCATTACCCTGGCAAACAAGTATAGGCCCACAGGATATTGCGTCTGGCACAGCGATCAGCTTTTTCTTACCTGCTGGAGGAGTAGTCCCACCACCTCCTCCTCCTCCGAGTACTATTAGCACTATTGCAGATATTCAGGTGAGCAGTATCACATTTGGAGATGCTACGGGTGGATTACCTTCAACTGGCATGACTCTGTATAGAACTAGTGCCTCTACAAATGGAAGTAACGCTTCTACTATCCTTGGTGTACATGATGCTGCTATAGGTATCGGCAGTGTATCCGTAGATAGTCTAGCATTATTACAAATCAACGACGTTGCAGTTACAAACATTACAAATACAGCTGGAGCATTAAATCTAAACGGTGAGCTTGTATATAAGTCTGCTGGCACACTTACTGTATCTTCTCTTACAACTGCGACAGTTGGTGGCGTTCCATATATCGCACAGCCTCTTATGTACTTCGGACAAGGTGTAATAGGTGGTGGTGGTACTGTTGCTGTGAGCATGCCAGGCTATAATGATAACTCATACGCAGTATCCTTAGGAGGAACTCAGTCTACAGTTCTTCTGGCTCAGACATTCAGTACATTTACAGTCGGCGGACCTGCTGGATCTAATTTTAGTTGG